GTTTTCTGCAATTAAGAATATCCGCCTGGAGCTTCGTAGGTAAGAAGTCCAGTTGCGAGAATATATACTGCGTGATAGCAGGACTATTAGGCGGCCTAGCCCCTTGTAGTTCCGCTGTTAGAGTTGCCATCAGATTTCCTAGCCAGGATCTTCTGGGCCTCCGCCACCGCTTCTTCTCTCTCTATCTCCGACTCAGTCCTAGTTTCCTTCTTCTTACCCTCCTTAGAAGCCTTGATCCCCTTCTTCAACCACTTCCTCCACTCCGCCATCATCTCCTTAGCGGCGTCACTACCAGCGCTCTGATCTTTCCTATACCTCTCGGGCCAATGCGCGTTAAGAAGCGTAATTAACAATACAGGGTTGTCCCCAGGCTTCTGGATCTTAACCCTATCAATAGCTAAATCCTGCAAATACTCACGAAAGCTATGCTTCGCAGTCTCATATAATTCCTTAAACCCGTAGGTATCGCTCCTAATCCACCCATACACAGTGGTTCTCGGCACGTTAACCGCCATAGCTGACTTACGTACAGACCCTACACTAGAAAACTCCACGAGGAACTGAGCCATCTTCTTCCTAGTGCTTATCTCCCGCTCATTCTTCCCCATTACCCTCGTTACCCTTCCTAGCTATACGTAACCTTCGGGCTATCTGTCCTACCCTCTGCCTACTTACCCCGAACATCCCACCAACCGCCTCATACGTAAGGTCCGGCTGTAACACTATAGCCCTACCAATATCCCTGGATTTCTTAGTTACCTTACCCGTGCCGTTATACTTAGTGTACCTATCATACCCATCGATCTCCATACGCCTCCCCCTATAATAACCATTCGTAACCCCAAACGTACCGCAATCCCCTAAAAATGTCAATTTATGTACCAATGTTTCACACCAAACTACTTCACATAATACCGAACCCTATGTATTTTTGAGTATTTTGAGTAGCACTCCTAGTAGATTATGTTTTATTCACACACACACACAAGACTATTATCTATTCCCAAAAGGGCCTTTAGTATAAAATTTCTGTCATTGATACCCATACTCTTGCATAGAGACTCCCAAGGCATCCCCCCTCTTGGGGAGGGGATTCCCTTCCCCTCTTGGGAGGGGACTCCCCTCACCTCTTAGGAGGGGAGCGTGTACCTTATACCCTGATTGAATAGCAATCGAATCGCAGCGGGAACTATATCATCCGTATATATTCCCCTCCCATTGTCTCCTATTCCCCTCCCTATATCTTATATCTTATATATCTTATATATCTTATATATCTTATATATCTATGACCGCTAATAAGATATATTCCCGAATACATTCGGAGATATATTCCCGCAGGTTATAGCTGATGGAGATAGATAGTAATAACAAATAATAGAA